AAACTAACTCCCAGGTCCTTGGTCCCTGATTCAAGTCTCGCTGCCACATTAACCGCATCGCCTATCGCAGTGTAGTCAAACCGTGTTTCCGATCCCATGTTTCCTATCACAGCTTTGCCTGAATTAATTCCTATACCTATTTCTACAGGAGGTAAACCTTCTTCTTCAAGCTCTACGTTTAATTCTTTCATGTTATCCATGATTAACTTTGCACAAAGCAATGCTTTTGTTTCGTGTGCAGGTTGATCTAAAGGCGCGTTCCAAAATGCCATCATTGCATCACCAATGTATTTATCAACAGTGCCTTCAGCTCTTTGCACCGCTTTTTGTTGTGCCGTCAAAGCTTTGTTCATAATGTATGTCACTTGTTCGGGTGGTAGTGTTTCTGACATAGCTGTGAACCCTCTTACGTCTGTGAACAAGAATGTTGCATATCTTGTCTCTCCTCCAAGGACCAAGAGCTCTGGATTGTCTTGCAGTTTTTTAACTTGTCTGGGGTCGAGATAGTGTTCAAACTGTTTTTTAATCTCTTGCCTAAGTTTGTACTGTTCTCTAAAGTTTAAATAAAAGCCAACGGATCCCGCTATAAAGCCAGCGATCAAGGGCCAAGTGACGTCGATCAATAAATTGTTTTGCACCAAATAATAGCCACCGCCAGCAACGATTCCATTCAACATAAAGAAAAAGAACAGTCCAGAACTTACACCAAACTTAACCACAAAAATCCATGCCAAAGAAACCACTGCTAAGTAAACACCTAACTCAGCCAATAAAGCGTAATCAGGGATCATCGGACTGTCTTGTATCAATATGGATTCAGACAACGCGGCTTGTATCTTGTGTGGCTCTACTAAGCCAACAGGTGTGGCGATTTGTGGCATCACACCTTTTGCTGTAACACCTATAAATATAAAGCGGTCTTGAATTAAGTCTGTGTTTTTGATGTCAGCAAGAGAAAACTCAGGAGTCTTCACCCAACTAATCCATTTTCTTCCCAAGGTGTCGGTCTTAACTGGAGGCAGTCCCTTGACTCTAATCTCTTGTATACCTGCTTCTGAAGTTTTTATTAGGTAAGTGTCTGATCCAGTTAAAACCTTCAGAACCTCTGTGCCGTAGGCAGAAACCCAACCGTCAGGGGTTCTTAGTAATAATGGCATTCTTCTCACCAATTGGTCAACCTCTGTTGGAGCAACTGCAATACCTTGATATGCAGCTTCTTTTAACAAAGGTGTGTTTTGTACAACACCTTTTGCCTTAAATCCCCCACGATCTTCGCCTAATATAACGGTGCCTGTGGTAAGTGGGTACTCACCGTTGTCGTTTTCAAAAGAAGCTAAAACGCTGGGAGCAGAGGCAAGACTTTCTGCAAATGCCAAATCGCCATTAAAACGATCTGGTTGAGGAAAGGCAATAACCCAACCAACACCCAGTGCACCTTTATTAATAAGCTCATTTTGTATTTCTGCTAAACGTTTTCTTGGAAACGGATACCCGCCTTCCTGTTCTACATCTTCCTCTGTAATGTTTAATATTGAAAAATAGTTTGATGGTTGTTTTTCTGCAACCATGGCATCAAATGTTTTCAGTTTTATTGTTTCATAAAAAGCTGGGTTGTACACCAACGGCAAACCCAAAACGAGCAACAAAACCATGAATACTTTTGTTTTAATCACTTTGGTTAATGGTTAGTGTTTTATTGCAGTTACTGCTACAGTTATAGTTTACTGTGATTGATTTGTTGGTTGCACCTGATTGACTTGCGGTGACATCGTAATCATCGGTGTAAAAGTTCAGCTTCATATAATGATCGCCACTTCCAGTCTGTGTTATGGTCGCATCATTGTTGTCTGCTGAATTGCTTGCATATATCTTGGCATAGTGTTCACCGCTTCCTGATTGTGTAATTGAGAAGTTTGAGTTATCACCGAATGCCCTAATCTCTCCTTCCTTGTCATCTCCTGTTTGTGTAATTTCATATACGTTATTATCACCCTGCATATAGATTTCAGCATCGTTGTTGTTTCCGTTTTGCACAATGTCCATATCGTTTCCATCATCATCGGCATCTATATAACCAAAGTTATCATTGCCATCTTGGTCAATCTTGTATTCATTTCCTGTGTGATTTGCAACTTGGCTGTATGCTCTGGCTGTGTTTGAAGTCCCATCTTGGTCTATGTCTATCGTGGCATTGCTACATTTGTGTGTGGTGTAGGTGCCTTGAGACAAACCGCACCAGACTCTTGCTGTGTTGCTGTTGCCTATTTGATCAATGTGTATAAGCGAAGAATTGCCTTTGGTTCTTATCTCAACGTTGTTATCGCCCGCATGTACACAGAAGGAAAAACTAATCAGACTGATTAATAATAATCTCATTTTCACCGCCCCCGTTTGTTTTTATGCTGATTTGTTTACCAGCAGAAAGTATTTCAATATTATAGCCTCCAGTTTTGTCAAGCTCTAGGTCAATCGTGTTTTCTACTTGTCTTACTAAAGATAAAACTTCTCCCTCAACAAAAGTGTAGACCTGTGCGTTTTGGTCAAAACCCGCAACGATTCCTTCCAATCTTACACCATCAAGTTCACTGGCCTCTTCTTCTTTTTTACCTAGGTCTTCTATGATTTCTAACAAGTCTTGCAGAAAGTCTACAGCCAGTAGGTCAATATCTAACCTAGTGATCTCTTCTTCTAGCTCGTCTTTTGATAAATCGCTGTCATCGTCTAAGTCGTTTTCCTCTAATAAGTCTGTGTCCAGCACATTGCTGGATGTACCGCTTTGTTCGTCAACCGCCTCTTGCACTTCATCTGGAGGGTTTACGATCAATAAATTGTCTATAAAGTTTAAAGAAAGGTTGGCCAGAGTGACGGGTTGTGTAGGCGGTCTTTCTGCAACACTGACCATCGTGGCTTGAAAAGGTTGGTTTAAAACTTCGATTCCGCCTGCGGTTTCCACGCTTATAGACCCCGATGTTGTACCGTCTGGGTTGGGTAAAAGAATAATTAAAGACCTACCTAGCTCATCTACAGTTGTTGTGAAATCAGTGCCTCGAATAAATATAGAGGCGGAAGGAGTCTTAATAGAAATGTTTTCTTTGTCTATCTTCCCCAACGCACCTGTAATAAAGCGGGCAGTTCCGCTCGCCATTTTGAGTGCCATTTTGCTTTTAGATGGATCAGGATCGAATACATACTCATCAATAATGATTTTAGAGTGCTCAGTAAGACGTATGACAGAAGAATCAAGAAACGTAATGCCAAGCCTACCGTTACCAGTGCGCACATCATCGTAACTAAGAATATCCAGGGAAGTTCTAGCTGAAAGTCGATCTTCTTGGTTTGCTCGTAAAACCTCTCCAATACCTCTAAGTTCAGATATTTCACCTACTTCGGAGTAAGCGTTAGATACTAAAAAATATAGTATTAACAGCCACTTGTGCACTGATCAATGTCTATTGTTGCGTTGCTTGTGGTTGATGTAAGAACCACCACACCTGAAGTGCTTCCAGTGCTGTTGGTTTGATCAATGTCAATATTGTTTGTGCTACCAGTAATATCTGCTGTAATTGAGTGGTCAGAGTTTCCTGTTTGAGTCGTGTCTATATCGTTTGAATCGCCATCAACATCCCAATTGTTTATACAACCAACAACCTCACAAGTTGCATTCAGGTCGTTTGATGTGCCTGATATAACAATGTCTTGATTACCTGCGGTGGCTGTTGCTGCTGCACCCTGAGTAAAGGTTACTGCATTTGAATCACCTGTTGCAGCATAATCAAAATCAGTGTTAGCAACATCACCGCTTGCGCCCAATGCCAATGTAGTTGTATTGCTATCACCTGTGGTTGTTGCTGTAAAACTGGTGCTATTACCTTGTGCTACTGAAGCAGCCATTGTATTGCTGTCTCCCACTTGATCTATGTCCACAGTCATAGACGTACCTGTAAACGTAGCTCTTGTTTGGGATGTACCAACCTTGTTAGTGTCTCCAATCTGATCAATGTTCATCGTCAAACCTGTTCCAGACTGAGTGATATAGATGTCATTGTTTCCTGCGTTTACAGAAAACACAGCAAACAATAAAACTAAACTAACTAACTTCTTCATAATTGAAATCCCACATTTCTTGTTCTAGACCTTTTTGTATCAGAGTATAGACGGCCTCTTCGATGGCTACTCTGGTTGCGTATCCCATTGCTTCGTTTTCTGTGTAGCCTGTTTCAACTTCGACAAGTTCGGTCCCCATTTCTATGAAGCGAAACACATCACGGCTGACACCTGCGCTTAATACGGTTTTGCTTACCATACAATTTAACACAACTTCCCCTGTTTGAACAAGAACAGCTCGCAAAGACACAGTAATTTCATCTTTTCTCCATTGGTTTTTTGAGCCTATTCCTAAGTATCTTGCACCGTTTCCACCTGTTCCTATGTTGGTGTCGTATTCAACAATCGCGCCTTCAATGATAAGACCAGCAAACAATAATGGTTTTAATATGTTTCCACCTTCACCATCATAACTTTGCCTAGTGGATTTTATGAGCTGGCGTTCACGAGTCAATGCGTCTAAATTGTTTCGTTCTACGACCACGAACCAGTTTCCTCTGCCTGCACTTCTCAAAGAATCAATCAAATAATGGTCTGCTCCTTGGGTAACAGCGGTGCTAAACAAAGCCATCTTTTGTGAACTTTTACGTTGACCAGTTAGATCTTGAAATTTATAAACAGCAATAACTGCTTTTTGGTTTGGAGCCGGAAGGTTTACCAATTTCTCATGTGACGGACGTACAATCTTTGCTTCTTCAACACATTCCAAAAAATTAGCGCACCCTGTATGCCCTACAGGAGCAAAACTTGCACAGCTAGAAAGCAGTGGCAATAAAAGAACTAAATACCACACTCGCCCGAACATACTCCTAATATCCCAATTGGAATAATAATCTCAGTTATTGTTCCGTTTTCATCAATAACAGTAAGAGTTATATTAATCCCATCATTAACAAACCTTATAATGCTGCCTTCTAATTCAAACTCTCCACCTGTGCCTCCTTTTTCAGAATCAAACAAAGACTCAGCAATGTCTCTTGATAGTTGTGAGTAGATTCTTGATTCTAGGTTTCTTAAAAATTTTGCAAGGGTTGTATTCTCAGCTTCGCGTTCTGCTTCTTTTAAAGCATCTTCAATGTCTTGAGCAATTTCATCTCTTCTGGTTTTTTCTTGCTCGTCAATGGTCAGGTAATGAGAAGAAGTGCCGATGCCACTAAACGATGGGTTTTTAAATTCGTGTACAAGATCGTCCCCAACGACAGTCGCTGTGAACCCTAATAAAACAATTATCGAATAATATATTAACCACTTCATTTTTTCTTTTTTTCATTCTCTCGCATCTGTAAAACAGTGTTGACCTTCTGTTGTAATCTTATCATATCGTTGTCCAACATTCTTACTTGGTCAATGAGTTTGATGATTGTCATGTGCATGTCTTTGATTGTTGGGTTAATGACTTTTGTTATTGTAACCCATACAAAGTAAACAAAATAACCAAGCCCAACCATTGCTACAATGGGAAACCCAAAATCTGCGATCAATTGTGAGACGTTCATTAGTCTCGCCTAGCATCAATGGATCCGTCTTCTACAAAATTTTCTGTTCTGGCTATTCGATCCAGGTCTGGTGCTAACTCTAAAGCTGCGCTTACACTAGTGTCGAGTCTTATCATGTCGTTGTTGATTGTTTTGACTCTTGTAATCAGGCTTTGTGTAAACCCTTTAAGCGTTTTGATTTGGTTCACCACACCGTTCATAATTTGTTTCATAATAATGAATATAAAAGCACCAGCGACTAAGGCTCCCGCTATAGGGGCGCCCACTTCAGAAATTAAGGTAAAAGCGTCTTTCATAAAAGACCTAGCGCGACGAGTGTATCCCAAAGAACGTATGCAAAACAAACCCAAAACCCTTTTTTATAAAAATCGTGTTTGAGGTATAGCTCTTTTGGAATAATTCCTCTTTCCGCTAGGTCTTTCACAAGGCTTACTTATCGCCTGGTTTTTGCTTGGCCTTCCAGACATTTAAAGCACACATGTCAACCAGCTTGTAAAGCTTGCCAATCCACACGTCGTCTTTAGGAGTCGGCGTCACAGCAGCAATAATACTTGCCCCTGAGATAATGGCCATCACCATAGCGATTATGTTTGCAATCATTTCCATTTTATTCCCCTGTTATTACTTTAAAGATTATGCCCGCCATACTTAGCACGAGCGTAATCAAAGTTAGCAGAATGAATTGTTCAAGTCTAGTAACTCTGTGTATAACTTCTAGCCAACGTTCCGCACAAACAGCTTCGTGTTTTTCTATTTTGGCGTTGACTTCAGCTACAGATAATCTGCTCATGCTGCCTCTACTTCCCAACAATTAAGATTAGAAGCAACTGTTCGTCTTTCGCCTTCGCCTTTAAATGGATAAACCATGTGAGAAAGCCAGGATGGAAATAAATACAGTTTTCCGACTTCAGGTTGTACTTCAAAACTTTGTGGTGGTCTTAATCGTTCTACGTTCATTATTTCATTGCGACCATAGTTAAACGCTAGATATCCGTCACATACACCAGACGCTTCGTATTTATTATACAAAGGACTTCCAGCAGCAGGTTGATCTAGTATTTGTTGCGGTACTTTTGTCCAAGCAGTTGTTGATATACCCATAATCGTTTTAGTGCCATGATCGTGTATTGGATTGTAGTCACCAGCATAACTGTGTACCGACCACGTTTCGTCTATCG